ATGATAGAACGATATCTCAAATGAATCAAGCCGAAAAACAAATATTACGTTATATAGCGACAATGAAGCAAGCACAAGTTGCTATGGGCGACTTTGCGGATACTATCGAATCACCAGCAAATCAATTAAAAATATTAAAAAATCAATTTGCTGAATTAAGAGTAGCAATAGGTAACTTATTCGTTGGACTATTTAATCAAATACTTCCTTATGCAAATGCTGTAATAATGGTATTAAAAGAATTAGCAAAAGCAATAGCAGGGTTCTTTGGAATAGAAGTAAGAGATTACAATAGTGGCTTATCGGCACTAGAGGATACTGAGAACGCTTATGAAGGCATAGGAGATGGAGCTAATAAAGCTGCTAAGGCTGCTGAAAAGTTGAATAGACAAGCATTAAAATTCGACCAATTAAATAATATTAAATCTCCTACTAAATCTGGTAGTGGAAGCGGAGGCGGAAGTGCTGGAAGTTTAGTAGGTGGAATAGATAAACGTTTATTAGACTCTATTAAGGGATACGATAACTTAATGGGTAAAGTTCGAATGAAGGCAACTGAAATTCGTGATAGATGGATGGATATTCTAGGGTTTAAAAAGATTATCAACCCTCTAACTGGAGAAGTAAGTTTTAAATATCAAGGGTTTGCTAAAACTGTAGAAGGTTTAGCAAAAGCATTTAATAACCTAAGTGCTAAAGGAAAACTCTTAGTAAGTTTAGGACTTGCAACTATATTTGGAAAAATATACAGTTCTGTATCTGGTTTAGCAAAATCTTTAGTAGCAACGGATACTTCTATGGGAAAATTCTTAACAAATGCAGGAAGTAAAATAACTACGGTTGTTAAAGGTATTGGAATTGCTACAACAAGTTTCTTCCTAATGGAAACAGGTTTAGAATCAATAGCAGAAGATGGGGCAACCGTTATAAACGTTTTAGAAACTTTGGCTGGTGCATTAGGAACTACGTTTGGTGCAGCCCAAATAGGTTCTGTATTTGGACCATGGGGAACTGCAATAGGTGCTGGAATTGGTTTAGTAACTTCATTAATAACTAGTATTAGTGGTATAAGTTATGCTTTAGATGAAGAACAAGTGGCTTTAGATAAAGCAGCAAAAAAAGCAGAAGAAGCGTGGGATAGACAAAAGAAATCAGCACAAGAGGCTAAAGACGCTATGTCACTTGTAGATAGTGAAATGTCTTATTACGAAAATTTAAGAAAAGAATTAGACGATATCGTAGATAAAAACGGCAAGATTAAATCAGGATACGAAGAGAGAGCCAAAACAATTACTGGAATACTTAGTGACGCCTTTGGTGTAGAAGTTGAAATAGTAAATGGTGTTATTAAAAAATACGATGAATATAAACTAACATTAGACGAAGTTATGAAGAAAAAATCTGCTATGGCTAAAATGGAAATGTTAGAAGATAAATGGAAAGAAGCAACTCAAAAACTTGCTACAGCAAATGCTGAATTAGAAGAAAGCTATAACTCATTAGAGAAAATGTATGCAAATCAAAGCAAAGTAGTTCAAAACTTAGCTGATACATACGGAATATCTTATGAAAAGGCTCAAGAATTTATCGAAGTAGCAACCAATAATAGTTCAGTTGTTGAGTGGACTGACGAAATGCGAAAGATGGCAGATCAAAACGGAGAATTTGCTAAATCAGTAAGAGACGCAAGAGACGATTATCTTGATTACGAAAGTAAAATAAATGACGCTCAAAAAACGTGGGAAAAACACAAAGATATCGTAAAAGATAATGAAGAAACGATACGTTTGTATGAAAAAGCCTATGGATACGTAATGGACGAAAACTATGACGCTTTAGATAGCTTCTTAAGTAATGAAGCAGTAGCTATGGGAAAAAGTCAAGCCGAAAGAAATGTATACTATCAAGAATTACAAGATAAAGCAGTAGCCCATAAAAAATGGTTAGAAGAACATCAAAGCGAATATAACGAAAAAGAATATAAAAGACTTATTGAGGCTGATAATAGAATTATTGACTATACAAATTCATTCTTTGATAATTGGAAAACAATATATAGAGATGGCAACGGTGAAATACATGATGACACTGTAAGAGCATGGCAAACAATGGGTGAAGAATCTACTGAAGAATGTTTAAAAGAGTTTAAGAGATTACCTAAAGAAACGCAAGATGAATTATACGAAAAAATGTTAACAACTGGAAATGGCATTTCTAAGAAATTACAAGATGGTTTAGATTCAGTTAGAATTTCTAAAACAGTACAAATCAAAGGCGATAGTACACAATTAATGAATGTATTAGATAAAATTCAAAAGACTGACGCTTATAAGAAGATAAAAGAAGTTCTTAAAATTACTGCTACAACAAAAGCTCTTGGTGGTGTATTCTCTGGTGGAAATTGGAAGAATATACCTCAATATGCAAACGGAGGTTCTCCTAGACATGGTTCATTAGCTTTAATTGGTGAAAATGGTCCTGAAATAGTAGGACACGTAAATGGAAGAACTGAAGTACTTAATCGTTCACAAATAGCAAGTTCAATTTATAGTGCTGTATTAAGTGCTATGAGTCAAATTCCTTCTAGTGGAGGAGAAGTACATTTATACGCTCATACAGACGAAGGTGTAATAATAGATAGAATTAATCAAAAAACAAAACAAACGGGTAGGTGTCCTATAAATATACCTGCCTAAGAGAAAAGTGTAGCACTTCTTTTTAAGGGGAAAGAGGTGATTAAATGATACAAGAATTTGTAAGTGGTGGATATAGATATTCTCTTGCTTCACCATCACTCTTATTATCTAAAGTTAAATTGAATAACGTAGATATATCTAAGTATTTATCTAATCAGTCACAAGTAGGTTGGTACGATGTATCTAAAGATAGTGGTAGAGATACAACTACTGCTAATGGGAAAATAGTTTTAAATGTTATTGCAACTAAATATAGATTAGATTTAGTAACTAGAACATTAACACGTGACGAAATGGTTGACTTCTTTACTGAAATAAGGAAAAGACCATCACCTATTGAAGTAGAATTTTTAGATCCGTTTACTAATACATGGAAAACAATACAATGCTATAGAGGTGATAGAATAGCACAAGCTAGTAGAGCAGTACAAGTCAACGAAGGTGGCACTCCTGCTTTAGTAGAAATGTTTGAGCCAGTAGGTATAGCAATTATTGAAATGTAGGTGATAATATGGCTAGTAGTAATTTTATAAATGAATGTAAAAATAGTGCATATTGTAATAGATACGGAAAATTAGAGTTTGATGGGTTAGAAATAAACGAAAATAATCAGCTTGTAAATTTTACAATAGAGAGTGGCTGTTATGATAACGGAGATATAATTGGCAACACTTATGTAAAAAAGATAGAGGGTAATTTATTAGATTCCATAAATGATGATTTAGCAGATAAAAATTTTGATGTAAGTGTTGGAGCAAAATATTTACTAAACAATACAGAAACAACTGAATATGTTGAATTAGGAACTTATGAGGTTGAAAGACCAACAGATACACAAACTGAAAATAGAACGTCATTTGTAGGATATGATATGTTGTTAACTAATTTAGATAAAGCATATTCTACTGAATTAGATTATGAAAATGAAACAATTACTATAGCTGACATATACGAAGAATTATGTGATACTTTAGGTTTAACTCCAGTAACTACAACATTTACAAATAGTACATTAACTGTAGAAGGAAACCCTTTTACTAATGGTGAAAAGAATAGAGATGTATTAAAGAGTATTGAGAAAGCTAGCTGTAGCTTTGTAGATATAGATCCCGATACTAACAAAATAGATTTGTGTTGGCTAAGTAACGATTTAGATTATACGTTTGAATTAAGCGATTATTCTACTTTAGAAGGTGGAAAGATAGTATACGGTCCTATTAATTCTTTAGTAATTAAGAGTAGTGTTGCTGAAAGTGAAAATGTATCCATTGAAGATAGCGAAAGTATAGCAGAATATGGAGAACATCAATTCATTATAAGCGAAGATTATTTCTTGTATGACGCTACAAAAAGACAAGCAGTTATAAACGATATATGGGCTAAGGTACACAACCTTACTTATGTAGACTGTAAGTTGACTAGTTACACTGGTAAACCATTCTTGCGTACAGGTAACAAAATAAGGGTATATACGAGCGAAAATGATTATTTTGATACATACGTCCTAAAACACAAATTTACGTTTGATGGGGCGTTTATGAGCGAAATAGAAAGCCCTGTATTAACACAACAAGAAGTACAAACAAAACAAGATATATCTTTAGGAGATAAATTAAGAACTACACAAATAATAGTTAATAAACAAGAAGGCACAATAGAAGGTTTAGTAAGTAAAACAAATACAATAGATACAACAGTTAATAACAACTATCAAGAAATAGTAAATAGGTTTGATGGATATACACCAGTATCAAGAACAGTTGAAATAGAAAATAGTGTATCAACATTACAAACTGATACATATACCAAAACACAAATAGATACAAAGTTAGTAGATGGTAGTGTTGAAAAAGTTATGACAGCATCAGGAACATATGATATCAATGGTATGACTTATGAAAAAAGTAATGCTAACACAAAAACAATTATTAATGAAGTTGGTGTAGGTGTTAAGAAAACTGATGGTAGTGATGATTACATTTTATTTGCAGGATATGTAAATAGTGGCAATACACAATTTGGTGATTTTGAAGGACAAACAGTTGTGGCAAGTGAAAACATGGTAGTTAAGAACTACTTTGTAATAGGACAAAATTCACGAATGGAAGATTATGAAAACGGTAGTGGAGTGTTTTATATAGGAGGATAATATGGCAACAATAACAGCGACAGGTAGTAAAAATCATCATAATTTTACAATGGAGATAAATGAAACAAGTTATAGTGTAAACAATAACACAAGTGATGTTTCTTATACATTAAAAATATCTCCAAAACAAAAAGGATGGGACTGGAATGCAAGTGGTGTAAGATATGCAATAACAATAAATGGTTCACAAGTTGCTTCAGGTTCAATTTCAAAATATGATGGTAGTTCAACAACTACTATTAAAAGTGATAGTGTTACAGGAATTACACATAATAATGATGGAACAAAAGATTTATCATTTGGGTTTACAATAACTGATAGTACAAGTTATAGTTTCACCCCAGGTAATGCAAGTGCAAGTGGAACTCTTACTTTGACAACAATACCAAGAGCAAGTCAAATAGGTGTTGCTGACGCAAATATAGGAAGTTCAACAAACATTACAATTAACAAGAATAGCCAATCATTTACTACTACACTTTACTATAAAGCAAGTGGACAGAGTAGTTGGACAAAGATAGTAGATAAGACAAGTAATCAAGTATATGCTTGGACAGTTCCAACAAGCTTCTATTCTTTAATACCAAATAGCAAA